TCCCATAAATCTTGCGTGGGAAGTGCTACCGTACTCTTTTGTGATAGACTGGTTTCTACCCATTGGCCAATATCTCGAGGGATTACACTCTTGGGATGGCCTTGTTTTTCTTGATGGGTGCGAGACTCGTTTTACACGGCAGAGTGCATTTTTTGACGTTTCTTATTACTATGAAGACGCAGTTCAGATCGATACTCGCAGGGGTAATTATGCGAGAGACGCCGTTTTGTTGGATAGGATTAAATTAACGTCCTTTCCTACTCAGCGGCTTCCTCAGTTTAAGAACCCGATTTCTGCGATACACGCTTTGAATGGCCTTGCATTGTTGAGGGCCGCCTTTTCTGGCGGTCGTTTTTATGGTCGGTAAGCAGGATGACGTCTTAACCATCTTTTAAGAAGGTGATACATCATGTCCGCTATCGCGTCCGTGAAACTTGCCGGTGCGGTTAGCCTAGTCCTTATTGCGAATCGGATGGATTCGGTTCACAAGACGGTTGGCGACGCCGCGATCGGAGTGACAAGAACGTTCGACCCTGAAGGCTTTCAGCTTCCTGGTGTTGCGCGTTGGGTTGATCGAAGTGGCGGTGTTGCACTCGGTTATCCCGCCTTAACTCTGCAGGTGAGGGCGCCTACCAAGACGTCCAGAGTTTACAGAGTGACGGCGAAAATCGTTCTCCCGAGACTCGAGCAGACCAGCGCCTCGACGGCAACGGGTATACAACCCGCTCCCACTAAAGCGTATGACTGCACCTGTATCATGGAGTTCTTGTTGCCAGAACGTAGCGAAGCTTGGGAGAGACAAGCTCTTCTCGACCTCGCTATGTCTATGTTCATGGCGACAGTGACGGCGTCCGATGGTGTCCCGACCGATTTGACCGGGTCACCATTACGTGCCGCTGTTGAAAGCTTTGACCCGCCGTATTGATAAACCAAGCGAAAGCTTGCGAATCAACCGGTAGGATTTAGGGGAGAAATCCCCTTAAGCTTCGCTCTATAGGAGAACACCATGTCTTTTTATAAGTATGGTCCGGACTTCCTTAAAGGAGTTCGGAGATTTCGCGTAAAGCCACAGCTAGAAGCTAGTGTTATCGAGAGTTACCTCTGTTCGTTGGATTGCCCTCGTTCCCTGGCTGTTTATCTCCTCTGGAAATCAGGGGAGCATAGGCAGTTGGCTGAACTTGGTTTCAATCCACTTGTCTACAGTGATGTAGATGAATTAAAACGAGCCTACTGTGCCACTAAATTCCTTTCAAAATGGATCGGGTTAAAAACCGGTCTAGATTTGGAGGAAGTTGCATTAGTGAAGTTCTTCGAATTTGAGGAACTGTGTAGGTCTACGAACCGTAGATTCCGAGATTTGTCTCATGACTCCCTTTACAAAGGAAGTCAGGTGTGGCTGCATCATGCAGTTACGCGAAAAATTGAGCAGATTTTGGGTACGTTCGACATAGAGGAGTTCTTTTCGATGCCGGATTGGGGTCCTGGTGCTTCAACGCTTGTAAAGCGAAGAGATGCCAGTTCAGCAACCAAGTTCCAGTACGAAACTGGAATAACGCGCGACCTTTACTCTTTACTCCCCACTGATCTCATGGAGAAGATTTATCCTCTATGGGCTCGGCATCTGTCAACAGGAGAATATCCCTGCTTTCAGGTCGGAAGTAAAGTTATCACTGTCCCTAAGGATGCGTCTACTGATCGGGTTATCGCGATTGAGCCAGGAATCAATTTATGGTTCCAGAAATCGCTCGGCACGATGATCAATAGGCGCCTTCGAAGGGTTGGAATCGACTTAACTGACCAGTCGAGGAATCAGATGTTAGCAAAACTAGGCTCTGAAACGGGCCTGGTCGCAACCGTCGATCTCTCTTCTGCCAGTGATTCTATCTCGCGTGCCGTAGTGGAGTCTTTATTACCTCCGTTATGGTATAGCGTTTTAGATAGCTGCCGTACAAAATATGGCAGCGTGAGTCGTTCCGACTGCGGAAATGTGAATACGCTAGTTAGATGGGAGAAGTTCTCCATTATGGGGAACGGCTTTACCTTCTCGCTAGAGTCTCTTTTATTCTATGCAGTTGCTTTTTCCTGCACTGAATACTTACATGCTGATACTTCGAAAGTCAGTGTGTATGGAGATGATGTCATAGTACCGACATCAGTGTTTACACTGCTGTCAGAGTGTCTTGAGTTTTACGGCTTTCGTGTAAACCGGAAAAAGAGTCATGTTGACTCTTCGTTCCGTGAAAGCTGTGGTGCTCATTTCTGCTCTGGTATTGATGTGAAACCCATCTATCTTAAAGATAGAATTCTTACTATTCCTGCGATAATACGCACCGCAAACGCAGTACGTCGCCTGGCGTTCAGATCATGTAACTACATGGCCTGCGACAAGAGGTTCCGTGCAACGTTTGAGCTCCTCGT